TCTACAAGTCCATCAATACCACCAGTAGAATATGCTTTACTTGCACCCTTACCTAATTTTTTAATTTTATCTTGATGTTCATTTAAATAATCTTCTAAACCTGATACACCATTTTCAGCATAAGCTCTACCGGCTTTTGTGCCCAACTCCGAAACTAATTTGAAATATCCGTTTTCCTCATTAGTGCTGTTTTCAATGTCAGCCTGAGCATTATCATAAATACGTCCAATTTCACCATAGTAATTTTCGTAATAAATTTCACCGTTTTCATCACGTTTGGCAACAGCAATATATTTTTTGCCCCAACTATCAACCAAATTTTTAGCTTCTTTTTTAAAAGTTTCAGACACAAAAGGAAGTTGGCTAATCATATTTTTTACTCCAATTTTTATAGCTGAGTAAAGCACAGCAGCTATAAGAGCCCCCAAGTTCAGTACGATTACTTCCCAATCTAAATTTTCGGCAAAGTCAAGGATTGCTTGAAAAATAGCGTCACCGTCTATTCCTAAGATACTTTTAATCAGAAAATCCTCAAGTGTTATGATTGTATTACTTACAAATTTTCCGCTTTTGCTCCATAAATCTTTATCATTTAAAAATTTATTTACCGCTTCACTAAAGCTTGTACCTAATTCACCGCCTATTTTTCCAGCATTTAAAAGCTCAGCACCGGCAGTAAACAAAGAAGTTAAAACATCACCTACAGTTGTAATAAGATTTCCTAAAGGGTCGTGGCTTAAAAATGCCATAATTCCCTTTCTTAATTTTTCGCCTAATTTTTTCCAATTTGTACCCTTAAAAAAGTTTTGTGCAGATATGCAAACGCCCTCTAACGTCTGTCCTAATGTATCTCCTACTTCTTCAAAATCTACTTTCTTTATAAAAGCATTAAGGCTGTCAGACAAACCCTTACCAAATTTTCCCCAATCAAAGTTGTAAGCAAAGCCTGTCATAAATTTAATAGGTATATTAATAAGGCTTGCCAATGTTTCGCCCAACATATCCCAATCAAATGTGGTAAAGAAAGAATTAAAAGATGTTGAAATTGCTTTGCCCAAATTTGCCCAATCAATTTTACTTGCTAATGTTTTTATCGAAAGAGATATTGTATTGATACAATTTGCTATTGTAGAGCCAAGCAATGCCCAATCAAAGCCTTTTACAAAGCCGTTTATAAAATCACCAATATTTGTTGCGATTTTTTTACACGTTTTTTGGATTTTCTTCCAATCAATTTTTTTGAGTGCTTTATTAAGACACTGTGCAACTAATTTTCCAACGCCTTCCCAATCTCCAGCTTTAATTTTTTTCTTTAATTCTTTTATAAATTTATCAATACTTGTTGTGTCAACATTTGCAAGTTTAAAAGTTGGTGCTATTGAAGTATCAGATGTATCTGTGCTTGTAGAGGTGGTAGTTTGTTTACTCAATACCTGTGCAGTATCAAAACTTGCCAAAGTTTTTGTAGCTTTTTTAGTCGATTTTGAAACAGCGTCTGTTGCGTTAGCTTGCTTATATAATGCTTTAGCGTTATTTGTAGCTTCTGTTGCTGTCATACCGAATAATGTTGCACTTACTCTCGCCATATATGCAGTTACATTAACAAGTGCTTGCATTATTTTTTTAATAATAGGCATTACATAGTTATAAAAAGGAGCAAAAGCAGTATATAAATTGCCTTTAATGGTACTCCAATAATTAACCATATCCTTGTCATTGCTCCACAAGTTGGTTAATTCAGTTTTTATTGCTCTTAGTGCTTTTGTTATCACTGTAAATATAAAAACTCTTTTAGCTAAGCCTATTGTCCTTGATAACACTTGACTAAGCGGTGAAATCATTTTGCTAAAAGCACTTTTTACCCCATTTGCTACAGCTTGTATTCCAGTGAATTTAAGCAATAGCTTTCCTGATGTTTTAAGTACAGTTAAAATTACTTTACTTATTTTTAGTAAAGCTTGATTTACTTTATTTGTTACGCTTACAAAACCACCCCAAATGGTTTTAATAACACTGCTGACTTTGCTTGTAGTGCCAAGTAAACTGTTTGTATTATTAACAGATTGAGGATTTAACCTTACTTGTGTTAATTCAGCTTTTAGTTGCTCCGCTTTTTGATTTAAACTATCTTGCGAACTTAACAAATTACTTTGTTCAGCTTTTAGACGTTCTAATTCAGCTAATTCCTCTTTAGTAAGCTGTGCCGATTTGGATTTTTCAGAGTTTATTTGTTCTTCTGACACACCTTGTTCTTTTAAGACTTCTACAGCTTTTTCTGATGCTATATTTAATTGCTTTTGCTTTTCTTCAATTTGCTGTATTTTTGTAGCGTTTTCATCATATTTGCTTTTTATATTTTCAAGTTCTTTATATGTTGAACCTAATTCTTTATTTAATTTATCAATTGCTTGTTTTGCGTTGCTTTCATCAAAGCTAACACTTAAATTAATATCCCCAGCCATAATATACCACCTATTAGCCTAATATCTCTTTCATTAATTCTTTTTCTTCGTCAGTATATCTATTTTGTAAAACAACAATTTCTCTGTGTTCTCTTAAAAAATCTTTTTCCCATTTTTCTAATTTCTTGCCTTTGTTGCGTTTGCTTCTTATAGAAGTAACTGTACTGTAAGTGCTTTCGCCTATTTCATTATATGCACTTAAAAAAGTCCACCAATGTACATATTCTTTTGCTCTACATTCATATCCTAATACTTTGTTTATTGGAGCAATTATTAGTTTAAAATCTTGTTCCCAACTCATAACAGGCTTTTGATTGTCTTTGTTTTCATATTCAGTCCCACCGTCAATAAACCAACACGCTTTTTCAATAGCGGTTTGCATATCTTCTATTTCGTCATATTTAGGATATAAAATTTTAAGCATTACTATTGTTTTTTCTTCCGTTGTTAAGTTTACGTCCTCAAAAGCTGAAAGAATATCTAAAATAGCTCTAAAATCGCTTCTTATGTCAAATTCTTTCCCGTCTATCTCTAATTTCGTGGGTAAACTATAATTCAAATTAATCACCGCTTTGAAATAAGCGACTTTAGAGATTAAGAATAACTGAATACTCCTAATCTAAAAGTCGCTTAGAATGGATTTAACGCAAAATTAAGACTATGTTATTCTTTGTCGTACTTTGCTGTATATGTTTTTATTCTTTTTTCAGATTTCTTCTGTGCAGAGGTTACGCTACTTGCCACTTCCGGCAAAATTTGGTCTAAAAATACCTCCGCTAAACTTTCGCCGTTATCACATAAGGTTGTAGGCTCAAAATCACCAAAAACAACATCAGAAACATTATAATTGAAAATATAATTGATTTGATTTCGGTAAAACTGATTTATCTCATCTATCTTGTCAAGATATGTTTCTATGTTTGTATCGTCTTGCGGTGTAGGTATATTTTCTATATCTTTTACCTTTTCGTTTATTAATTGCTTAGCTTTTTTTGCTCTCACCAAAATGTTACTGTCACTAAGATTAATATAAATCTTACGGTTTTCATCACCGTTAATTGTGATTCCTTTTCTGCCCTCGTTAATGTTTAAGTTAATATTCGCCATTGGTCTATCACTACCTTTTTAGTTTTGTTTTATATAGTTACTTATGAAAGTGCTGTAAAAGTAATAGTATCATTATACTTATATGAATTTACAGTACCAAGGGTCTTGTCATTACTGAAATTAATGTTAATAGGAATATCAACATATGAACTGCCACCCTCAGATTGAGGTGTAATGGTACAATTTTTGTGAATTTCAGCGTGATATTTAGGGGCTGTATCTGTACCGTCATTTAAGTAACTTCTTACAATCATAACAGGGAATTGTGAAAACTCACTTACTGCGTTTCTCTCAATAATATCAAGTAACTTGCTGTGCAACTCACTTCCTGTTTTAACTGTGCAAGGGTCAAAGTCTTGTTCGGGTTCAAGTTTATTAACTGTTGTTTCAGTAATTCCTAAAACATCTGTTACAGTTTTGGTATCAGGGTTAAATTCAATAGAGCTATCTTCTACTCCAAAACCGACAGGTGTCCATTTCATCTTAGCGTAGTCTGTGCCACCTCTTTCACCTACAAGAGTGACAAGATATTTTCTTTCGACTTTTTGACCTGCTGTACTGTCACTACCGATTGTAATATCAGCTTTTGTAAATTCTGACATAATCATTTCTCCTTTGATTTATTATTTTTCTTCATACACAACTCTACATTGTGTCATATATTTAGCTAATTGTTGGTCTTGGTTTGAAACATTTGCCATATTTGATAAATTCAAAACCTCAAGAACATTGCAATTTTCCCCAAAGTCAGGAAAGCTTCTTTGATTATTTTGCTCTTCAATCCAATCAAGAAAGTTTTGCACTTCGGAATAATCGTTTATGTTTTCCATACTATAAGGATTATTTGCAATGTCCTTAAAGGTAGTGATAGCAAATGTATAAAATCTTGTTTTTGTACCCATTATATCTTGTTTAACAACATAATCTGTAGGTACAGGTATAAAAAAACTGTTGTTGTCTGACGCTTCGCCAAAATTAAAGTATAAATTTCCGTTAGTTTCGTTTTCAAAATTAGGATATGTCTTTATCCATTCCCACATTGCTATGTTTTTGTCTTTAATGCTCATTTAATACGTCCTTTAATATAGTTTTCAACGTCTTTTGATAATTCTTCTCTGTGTGCTATTTCTGCCGGTATATTCCAATAGGAAGTTGCAAGAGGGTGTTTATCAGTATGAAAACTACCTCTTATTGCACCGTAATAAACATATGGAGCGTACATTATAGGAATATCAGCACTTTCGCCAAAGATAACTCCGTCTTTAGTTACTTTTGCACCGTCACACAAAGCACCTGTGTCATATGGTATATATGGTTTCATATATTCATAGTAGCGTTGGTTCGCATATAGCTTTACGTTATCATCAATTACTTTGAATTTACGCTGTATTTCAGGCATATTAAACGTAATATGGTCTGTATAGCCAATCATATTAAGCACCACTCAAATAATAATGTTCAACATATGGGATTTTGCCTGTATTGTCTTTAATTGTATTAACGTGAAAACAATCAGGTTGCATTTTTTTAATTAATGTATTTCCGCTGTCGCCGTCAGGTATGTTATCATCAATTTTGCCTAAAAAGACAAGTGTTCTGTTATTAAAAGATAAATAATCTTGTTTTTCATCGGAAGGTAATGTATTCCATTCTCTAATACCTTTATAATTATCTAACTTTGGTATTCTAACAAATGTTGTGTTATCGTCAAAAAGAGCTTTATCACCGAAAGAAGAACTATCAGTATGTGAATAAAAGCATTTGTCGATAACATATTTATACCAAACTGTTTGTTTTAATATTGGATTATCAAATGGTGTGAAAACAGTTATTGTATCTTTAAAGTCAGGTAAAAGATTAGTAAAATACATTATTCTTTTGCCTCTGTAACAATAGGATAATATATACCGTTATATGGTAATTGCGGATAAACTATATCGCCTTTTGGATATTTAAAATCTGCACCCCTATACATATAATCAGACAAATACAATTTTAAGATATTTATTTTTTCTTGCTCGTCTGTTGTTTCATTTGCAAGATTTACTGAAATACCGTCATTTGAAAAAGAGCTAACTTTATCTGCATTATTGGATTTGTTGATAAATTCAATAATTTCAAACATACAACGCTGTATTTTTTCAGAAATAACTGTTAAGCGTTTTAACCTATCAAAGGTGTAAAGGTCAATGTATGTTCGTGCTTTATACTCTAAATTGTTGTAGGCGGTTTCGTCACTAATGCTACCGCCAAACTGTTTATAAGTTTCATAGTCTAAATACATTGTTTAAAACCGCCCCCTTAATTATTCAACAGCTTTTTGTTTTTTTGCTTTAGTGGTTTTTGTTTTATCTTCAACATTATCTTTAACTACGGAATACAAAGAAGTATTGTTTTTATATTGTTCAATAACTTCTTCATTTTCTGTAGTTAAAAGAGCACCACTTGCAAGGTTTTTAAAAACCATAAAATCACTCCATTATGCAGATTTCTTTACAAGGATAAGGTCAGGTGTTACTGCCTTAGTACCAAAGCTATAGAAAAGCTCAATAGCATAGGACTTTGACAAGCCAACCTTTTCAACCTCATACTCATCAGGCATTAATACAGGCTGTGCAATAGAGCCGTCAACTTGTACAACAAAATCTGTGCCTGTTGGTAGGTTTAAACTCATAAATACTCTTGCACCGTGATATGTTGGAATTTCAGCGTTAGATACATCATAAGTTGTATTGCTTGTTGAAATATCAAAGAATTTACGCATTTGTGAATAAACATCAGGTGAACAGGTTACAGAAATAAGCTGTCTTGGTACGCCGTTTACATAATTGTTCTTAGTGCTTTCAACTGTTACTATTGCATTTTCAATAACATCTTGAATATCTGTAATTCCACTTGCTGGAGTGTATGTTGTGCCAGCACTAACAGCTTCTGCAAAGAACGCTGTATCAAGCTCGTTTGCCATTTGTAGTGGGTGATTTGCAACTCTACGTTGAATAAGTCCCTCTACACCCAAAAGCATAGCGTCTTTTTCTTCAACTTCTTCAACGATTTCTCTATCGTTGCTAATGTTGATTGTAACTGCTGTACCCTTTACTGAATTGCCTTTGCCTGCTGTTCTTGCTGTGCCATATTCTTGTGGTACTGCATTTGCAAAGCGTTTCGCCTCAACGCTACCGCCTGTTGGGTCGCCTGAAAGGTCTTGGTTTTTAATTGTTGAAGATACAAGTATAGATTGTAGATTTTCAATTACACCCTTGTATTCCTCTGCTAATAGCATTTTGCCTGAATTTTCAAGTAAAATATTTAAACTTTCTTGTCTTGCCATATTGTTTTTTCTCCTTTGTTTTTTAAATTACAATTCGCCTTGGTTTTTCATCATTATCTTCAGTTTTGCCTTTTGTTTTAGTCATTACTTTTGGCGGTACATCATCAGTCTTAGTTTCTTTTGCAAAAGCCATTTGGTCATCATAATTTGACACAAAATCATCAAAGCCTAATAAATTGCCGTTATCGTCAAAAGGCAGATTTTTAGCTAATACATCTTGTGTAAAAGCTCTCTTTGCACTATTTGAACTGAATTTTAAAGTATTAACCTTTTCTTTTACTGCAAATGTTCGTTTCTGCTCTTTCAATTCATCTTCGTATTTTGCTTTATCATCAGTATATTGTTTTTGCAATTTTGATAGTTGGTCTTGTGCTTCCTGTAGAGCCTTTTCTCTATCATCAGCACCATTACTTAGTTGGTCTTGTAATGACTTTAAATCATTATCTCGTGTGGTAATAGTGTTGTTTAACTCGTCAATTTGCTTGTCTTTTGCTGACAATTCATCAGAATACTTGTTTTTTGAAACGTAATCGCCTGTAGAAAGGTCTGCTAATTTGATTTTGCTGTCTTTCAACTTTTCGTTTACTTGATTTAGTAAATCTTCACCTAATACTTCTTTTAAAAATTCGTTCATAGTTTGTTCTCCTTACATTCTTTAAATCAGTTTTAATTTTTAAATCCGCTGTGACTTTCAGCGTTTGAATGTCTTGCATTTATATCTCTACAAGATTGAGTATTTATTAAAAGTGAAATATTTTCACCAATAACCTATTTTTCTTCTAAGTCATCAAGTCTGTGATTGATAGCCTTTATTTGTTCTTCAATAACTGGGATTTTTTGTGCAAAGCCGTTATGTATTCTAACTTCTCTTGTCAACTCGTCAATTTTTGTATCAGTAATGGCTTGCTCTTTTTCCCTTTTTGCGTCACTTTGTTGTTGTGATTTTTGAATTTCTAACAACATTTTTTGATTGTTCGTTTTGTTTGTAAAAACTACTCCTAATAATGATAACCCACCTGTTATAGCGGCTGCTATAACCGTTCCTAATATTGTTCCCATTTCCCTATTTCCTTATTATTAATTTATGTCATTTACAAATTTTAATAGTGAAGCACTATGTCTAAAGTAAACTGGTCGATTTCGAACAGTTTAACTTGCTAAACTGTTTTTGCGTCTTCACAAAATAATCTAAAACCGCTTGTTTATGCCGATTTTTAACTTGCTTGTTACTTGCATAAGTTA